GTACAGGCGTTTCTTGGTCACGTTGTAATCCCCGGACGGCGCGGCCGGCAAGGATACCTCGCCCTCCCCGCCCAGGGGCGCATCTTCCACCATGTCCCAGCGCAGGATCTCGGCCGACGGATCGCTGGGCGGGCCTTCCTCGCCGTACTCGGAAACGTAGGTCACCACATAGGCGGTTTCCACGGCCGTCTCCGGGGGCGTCTCCCGACCGGCAGGCTCGGACACCGTGGGCGCGGAGCTCGGCGCCGGGATCCCCAGGGTCAACCAGTCTGACGGGTACGGCTCGGTACCGCCGGTGGCCAGCGCCAGGGTGGTCATTTTCGGGGCGCCCTGCCCGGTCCAGTACACCCGAGCGTAAGGGTCCTCGGCAATCGGAGAGCGCACCACGTCCACGTCGTACTCCGATCCCCAGGAGAACCAGTAGCCGGCGCCGTTGTTGCCGACATTGTAGTGGTACAGCTTGGCCGGGTTGATCGTCGCCGGCAGGGTGGTCTGGGCCGCCACCCCCATGCGGGGCTTGAGCGTGCCACGGCGAAGATCCACGTTGTTGGCCACCTGGGCGCCGTTGTCCGGCAATAGGCGGGGGTCCAGGATCGGGAGCTCCCCCTGGAAGTTGGCAATGGCTATCTTCATGGTGTCTCTCTTGCGAAGGACGGGTTAGGCGGGGCGGGTAATCAACCAGGGTGCGACGATCCAGATATCCCGGGGCCAGATCCGGTGCTTCTCGATGAAGAAATCCCGGTGGCCACCCTCGACCAGGAACCTGGCGATAAACTCGGAACAGAACCACTTATCCGGATCCTGCCAGTCTCGCCAGAACGGCATGGCCAGGATCGCCAGGCGGTCATAGGGCTTGCCCAGCTGCGCCTGGAGGAACCGGAAGGCCGCCACCTTGTCGGGTACGTCAATGTCCCGTGCCTCGGTGTCGGTCCACATGCGCTTGAACTGGCGCACCGGTACCGTGCGAACACCCTCCAGCATGTCCGCCTCGTACACCAGGCCATTGATCTCGACCGCCACGTGATTCCAGCGGCTGAACGTCACCCAGCGGATCAGGCGCCCTGCCAGGGTCTTGCTTCGGCAAAACCATATTCGAATCATGCTGCCTCCTTTTTAAACGGGTACTGGCCCAGCAGCTTGCTCTGCAGGCCGTAGGTATCTGCATGACTGGCGTGCGCCGACCAGGACACGACTGTTTGGCGCACCTGTTCCAAGGTAATCTCCCCTCGGGCATAGAGCCGCTGGTGCTTGCGCATGGTTCGGTGCATCCGTCTGATGGAGCTTTTCCTTAGCCTTCGGTGCGTTGGCCAGATGTGATAGCCCAGAAAATCGAGCCCCCGACCACTTTTAACTGAGACGGGGAACACCTGGGTCTTCGAGTTAGTCTTAAGCGCCAGGCTGTCCCATAGGAATGTATCGATTACCTCAAGCGCATGGTGCAGCCAGTTCTTGTCGTGGTGGATCAGGACAAAATCGTCCATGTAGCGAACGTAATGCCGAGCCTTGATGGCATGCTTGGCAAACTTGTCCAGCTCGTGCAGGTAGATGTTGGCCCAAAGTTGGCTGGTGAGGTTACCGATGGGAATTCCCGCCGGTTTCAAGTCGCCCGCCCTGGCGGTCGACCCCATGATTTCATAGCACAGAGCCAGGGTTGGCTCGCATGCAATATGACGAGCTAAAAGCCTCTGAAGTATCCCGTGATCAATGCTTTGGAAGTACTTTGATATATCCGCCTTAAGGGCGTAAACGCGGCCGTGCTGTCGCTTCACCCTTCGAAGCATTGTCTGGACGGCATCAGCGCCCTTGTGCATGCCGCGCCCAGGGCGACACGCGTAACTGTGCTCGATGAATCGCCGCTCCCAGATGGGCTCGATCACAGCGACAAGGGAATGCTGGAGCACGCGATCCCGGAAGGGCAGGCTCGCAACCAGTCGCCGCTTGGGCTCATACACTTCAAAATTGTGGTACTTGCCGGTTCGGTATTCATTCCAGATCAGCTCGTTTTGGATCTGGATCAAGTTGCCCTCCAGGTCCTGCTCAAAATGCTGAACGCTGCCTCTGTCACGCTTGCCGAGGCGGGCGCGAAGGTAGGCCTGGTAAAGGCTTTCGAAATCGTAAATGCTCGGATACAGGTTTCGATAAGTCTTCATATTCTTCCTTGACAAGGGCGGCGGACTCGAACGTTCACTGTCTGTCGCTACCAGAACGAGCCGCCTGTTAACTTTCTCGGCTTTCGCCGGGGAATGGGCGTCCTTTTGAGAGGTGCGCGGTCGGCGAGCCCAGTAGGCTGGCCGCTTCTGGCTGGCCTCAAGAGCGGGGCGAGCCCCGATGTTCGTGTTCGAGTTCGACCGGGCGTTGTTCAAGTTCAACGCGAACACGCCAGCGTCGCTGGCGTTGTTCCAGTTGCCGCCACGAAACGGGAGCCGTTTCAACGCCCATCCCCTTTGCCGCGCTGTGACTTTATCCAGCCGCCGACCATCCGCCCGATCTCGTCGTTGAGCATGGCCCAGTGGGTGTACTTCCTCATCGGCAGGAAGCCAAGCTCCATGGCCTTGCGAACCTGGTGCCGGAGCACTTCCAGCTCGGCGTCCAGATCCTGCATGGTGGTCTTTTTGTGGTAGCGCTTATTGCAGACGATCACCAGGCGCAGGATCTGCCAGCAGGTCTTGCGAATCTCCGCTGACAGGACGTGTTTTTCAGCCTTTGGGAACTGCCGAACGGCGACGTAGGCATAACTGATCATGTCATCCACCTTGCGGCGGATTTCCAGATCGTTTGCCGGTCGCTCGGTCGTCATTCTCTGGCTGGCTCGGGTCATGGCTTCCTCGATGAGAGGCCGGGCTATCGCCCGGCGGGCAGATGGTCAGGGATCAGATTGTCAGAGCACGAAAGCGGGGCGAGCCCCGAGGCTCGCGCCCGAGATCGGCCGGGCGTTGTACAAGATCAACGCGAACACGCCAGCGTCGCCGGCGTAGCCCCAGTTGCCGCCACGAAACGGGAGCCGCTCTCCGGTGGTGTTGATGTAGAAGTTGTCACCGCTAAGACCCTGGGCGGCAATCGGGAACAGACCCAATGCCTTGAGCTGCTGAAGCGCGGCCTCGCTCACCGGGTTGACACCCGTACTGTTCTGCATACCCGAGTAATCCGAGCCGCTGGCGCAGTACAGGGTGTAGTCGGCCGTTCCGGAGCTGGCAGCGACATACTTCACGGTGCCGGCCGACCCGGGCGCAACCAGCGCGCCTGTCGCCCCATCAATGGCTTGCCACAGAGAGCTGGTCGCCGACAGATCGATGGTGAGCTGGGCCGCGTCGTTGTCCGGGATCACCTGGATCTCGCCATCCACGATGCGCATGCCAGGCGACCACTCCCAAGTGTTGCCGTTCAGGTCGGCAATGCCAAACGGGGTGTTGTCGTGGCGCCAGCTGGCTGGGCCGGAGCCCGTGAGCGTCCTGGCTGTGCCGCTGGAATCACCCGGGGTGCCGCCATCCTGGCGCACGCCCACTTCATCAGTCTGGGCGTAGTCACGGCCATAGTTGTTGTTGCCGCGTGGCTGAAACCCATTTTTCCAGCACCACAGCTGCAGGGCAGCGTATTCGGCGTTACTGGTCACATGCCAGCCGTCGCCATTGGCCCGGGCCAGGCTTACGGCTTCGTCGTGGTTCAGGCTGTTGATCGGATCAACACCAGGGATAGACACCATCTCGTCGTTCAGGCGGTGGCCCAGGTGCTGGCCGATGAACAGCTCCGACTTTTCCACACCCCCAACGATAAAGGCCGGGTGAGTGCCGGTACCGAGCGATGCATCGATGCTTTCCAGCGTGAACTTCGGGATCACCGACATGTAGCAGGGCTGGCTTTTAGCGGTATACAGGACGGTCAGACGGCCGGCAGAGGCTGCCTCAACGCTGCGGCGGAGCTGGTCAGGAACATTAATGGTCAAGGGCATCAGGCGGTACCTCCAGAGGTCGGATCTTCAGTGGGTTGCGCGGCCGCGTCGCGGGCCAATGCTGCGTTCATGTAGGCGCTGTATAGGAT